GTGGTCAACATGGAGGAGGAGCAGGCCTCGCCCATCGACATTCGCAACGCGGGCAAGGTGGCGCTGAAGGATTTGGCCTCGCGCTATCTCCGGAACGACATCATCACCGCGATGGGGTCGATTCAGGGCAAGTCCTACGCCACGGCCACCGCCACTGAGAAGAACCAGTGGAACGTCGCCAACAGCGACCGCATCCTGTTCGGCAACAGCGTGTCGCTGTACAACGCCACGCACGCCACGGCGCTGCTGAACATCACCGCCGCGATGACGCTGTCCACCAGCATCGTCTCGCTGCTGAAGCGTCGCGCTCAGCAGGCCAAGGTTGCCAACGGCGAAGGCATCCGCCCGTTCATCTATGGGGAGGACGAGGAAACGTACGTGCTGTTTGCTGGCACGAAGGCCTTCCGCGACCTGAAGAAGAACATGGAAACCGTCCATCAGAACGCCCGCGAGCGTTCGATCGACAACCCGCTGTTCGTCGGCACCACCTCGCTGTTCTGGGATGGTGTGGTCGTCCGTGAGATCCCGGAAATCCCGGACACCGGCACCGTGGGCGCTGCGTCGGCCCTCGTGGCTCCGGTCTACCTCTGCGGCGCTCAGGCGCTCGGTGTGGCCTACGCGCAGACGACCAAGACCACCGTCCGCAAGGAAGACGACTACGGCTTCAAGAACGGCGTTGGCTTCTACGAACTGCGCGGTGTGGAAAAGGTTCTCTGGGGTCAGGGCACGCTCTCGACCGCGAAGGACTGGGCTGTCTGCACCGGCTTCGTGGCCGCTGCGCTCGACGCCTGATGAGGCAAAGGGGGCGGGGCAACTCGCCCCCTCTTTTCTGACTGAGGCCACATGGCAACCTATCCCCGACAGAACCTAGTGCGCGATTGCCTGCTAGAGATCGGCATTCTCGACGCAAACGAGACGCCGTCCGCAGACGACTACACCGCCGCGAACGCCATCGTTCAGCAGCGCCTAGAGGGGCTGTACGAGGAAGGACTTATTCCCTTCGACCTTGACGGCGCTGTACCGGCTCGCTTCATGCGCCCGCTCGTTAAGGTCATCTCCGCCGAATTGATGGCGGCTTACGGCGTGCAGAGTCGCGCTGAACTGACCCTTGCCCGTGCTGCGGAAGGAACGCGTGAACTGTGGGCGCTGCGCGATCAAACGCAGATTGACGCCACGACGCGGGCTGCTTACTTCTGATGAGCCGCCGCGAGATCAACCTCATCGGCGGGTTCTACAAAGACTCGTCGCTGCCGTGGTCAGCACAAGACACGGTGAACTGGCTCCCCGTCCCCGCGTCGGAAGGTGGCACGCGCTCGCCCATGAAGCTACGCGGCGCTCCGGGGTTGAGGTCAACGGTTCAGGCGGTGATTGAGGCCTTGCGGATTGTGGGCAACGCGCCCGACACCAGCGTCGGGGCAAGTTACAGCTACTCGTACTCAATCACTGGCGGCGTCCCGCCTTACTCTTTGGAAGTTGGGCCGGGGTCGCTTCCCGCAGGCCTGTCGCTATCTGGACTTGAAATCTCAGGCATACCAACAACGGAGCAGATTTCGAGCTTCACGGTTTCTGCGGCGGACTCGGGAGGCATGTCCGCATCCCTTGACGATTCAATCCGAGTATTTGCAGAAGTTTCGGAATATCCGGTTGTGGCTGACATTACCGTCAGTTCAAACTCAAGCCTTCAAACAACGCACGTTGCAAATTATCCGGCAACGGTCAATTCCGGCGATTTGCTTGTTTATATCGCCGCCGCTTCAAAGTGGGTATTTGCTAGTGGCGGGCCGAATGTGAATTTCGACACGCCTTCCGGCCTTACAAAGCTTCAAAGCAACAAGCCAGCAGGCAACTCCAGAAATGACACCGCAGTTTTTTACCGAGTAGCCAACGGATCGGAGAGCGGCGGAACCGTAACCTTCTCGACCGGCGACACCGCGCATTTCTCCTGCGGAATCTACAGGATTGCCAACGGGACGTACTCAGGGCTTCCCACGCTTAGCTCCGATGGAAGAACAACGGAGCTTTCCCCATCCATCGCCAGCCACGACTCCGGCCTTTCTATCCCCGCGCTATTCATTGTTGCGGTTGCAGGGGAGGGCGGGGCGGCCATTTCTTTGGACTCTTATCCATTCTCTGGAAACAACGCTCAAGCATTCAGCGGCGGCAATAACTCATCGGCATTCTTTGCTGCTTGCTCTCTTGAAAAGCCTGGCGGCGGCTCAATTTCCGCTGGCAGCAACAGGTTTGAGCTTTCTAGCTCCGCGAACTCTTTTGCTTACACCTTATCAATAGGGGCCAGCGCATGAGCATTACGGCCACCATTCGCGGACTGCGAAACGTTGAGGGCGCTCTTTTCGTCGTTGCCGGTGGCGCGCTGTACCAGCTAAGCGCCAGTGGCGTTGCAGTTGAAGTCGGGGCCATTCCAGGCGTTGACCGTGTGTCTATCGACTACAATCAGATCACGGGAGGAAACGAGGTTGCTATCGACAACGGGTCTGCCCGCTACGTCTACAACACCGCCTCCGGCACATTCCAGCAAGTCACGGACGACCAGTTCCCCGGCTCGTTTGTCGCGGAGTTCCTTGACGGCTACATCCTCGGCGTTGAACCGTTTGGGCGCTATTGGTTCTGGTCAGACCTTGCGGACGCGCTGAGCTACAGCAGTTTTGACCGCGCACAGGCGGAAGCCCGCCCCGACCCGATTCAAGCGCTAAAGGTATTCAACCGTGAGGTTTGGGTCTTTGGCCGCGACACCACGGAAGTTTTCGTCAACACGGGCGAGCTAACCGGCACGTTCCAGCGTGCCGGCTCCACGGTGATGAATGTCGGATGCGCGGGCCGCTTTGCCGTCGCTCGCAGTAACGCGGGCCTGTTCTGGCTTGGCGGCGATGGCCGGTTCTACGCAGCGCAGGGCTACAACCCCCAGCCGATCAGCACGCCTCCGGTTGAGCAAGCCATCCGTGGCCTTGACTGGTCGCAGTGTTACGCGATGACGTGGGAGGACGAGGGCCACAGCGTCGTTTACTTCGGCTTCCCCAATGGCGTCACGTTTGGCTATGACGCTTCGACCGGCATGTGGCATCGCCGCCAGTCGCAAGGGATCCCCGGCTGGCGCGTGGGCCATCTTGAGCGCTGGAACGGCAAGTGGATTGCCGGGGACATTTACAGCGGCGGCTTGTTTGAACTGGCGTGGGACGCCTATGACGAGGCAGGCGACCCGCTGGTGTGTGAGCGTACTTCGGGCGTGTTCTCCGACGCTCAAAACACGCTCATCTTCTCCGGCCTTGAACTTGTCATGGACACCGGAAGCCGCGACGCCGAACAGAAAGTCGTCTTGCAATACAGCGACGACGGCGGGCGCAATTGGACGAACTGGCGCGAGGGTTCAATGGGCGCGCTGGGTGCCTATGCCAAGCGTATCCGCTTCCACCGTCTCGGCTCATCCCGCGCCCGTGTCTGGCGCATCCGGTGTAGCGATCCGCGCCGCCGCGACCTTCTTTCCGCATCTGTCACCGTCGAATCGGCGGGCGGCTAATGGGCGAATGGTCGTTCGAACTCAAGCCGGCGTCATGGTTTGAGGAGGTCGCCAATCATCCCAAAGTGTTTAGCCGGATCGAGGTTGCGGGCGTCAAGTCCGCTGACTTTTCGGAATGGTGGGACAGCCACGGCATCGGCCTCGGCTGGGATGACGGCGGCTTCATCTTCTATCGGGACGGGGCCGATTGGGAGGTTCATACGCTGTTTCTCCCCGGACACGCACCCGTGCTTGAGCGAGCGAAAGAGGCGATCCGCTTCGCATTCGCTAGCGGGGCAGAGCGAGTCGTCACGATGACGCCCGCCGATTTAGCGCCAGCAATCCGGCTCGCTGAGAACGTCGGATTCTCTTTGATGGAAACCGTAAACGACGGATGGCCGAGAACAACCGGCCCCGTTGACCTTTTGATATGGGAGCTTAAACCGTGCCAGTTCTAGCTGTTCAAGCGGGCCTCGCCGTCGCAGGCGGGGCAATGCAGGCGAGCGCAGCGCGCCGTGCCAATCGCGCACAGCAGGCCGCAGCGCAGCAGCAGCGCGCCGACCTTACTGCCGCACAGCAGGGCTTTCAGCCGTATACGCAGTTTGGCCAGAACGCCTTGGGTCGAATCTCTGCTGTTGAGGGTGGCGATTACAGCGCCTTCGAGAACGCCCCGGATTACGTGTTCGCACGCGATCAGGGCATCCGCTCGCTGGATCGTTCCGCCGCTGCGCGTGGTGGGCTGTTCTCCGGTGGCGCTGACGCCGACCGGATGCAGTTTGCGTCCGGCCTCGCCTCGCAGAACCTTCAGAACTACCTTGGCCGGCAGATGGGTCAGGCCGGTATGGGAATGCAGGCGCAGGGACAGGTGGCGGGCCTTTACCGTGATATGGCCGGTGTCGCTGGGCAGGCGGGGCAGGCTTCCGCGAACTCTGCGATTCAGCAGGGCAACGCATGGGGCGGCGCGCTCAATCAGATTAGTGGCGTTATCGGCAGCGGCATGGGCGGCGGCTTTGGCAAGTCGGCCAGCGTGCAGAAAAGCCCGCTGGGCAGCGTTTGGGGTAGCTCTGGCGGCATTGGTGCGGGCCTCGCTGGCGGCACTCGCTACGGCCAGCCTGTGCAGCCGAACAACCCGTTTGCTCAGTGGGGCATCTGATGGAACAGCTTCTCTACTTCACCCCCGGCGATTCGTTCCGATCCGCCTACACGCAGGGCAAAGAGGGGGCGCGGGTTAACCGCCTCGCGGAACTGTCCAGCGCGGCCCTAGCGGCCCCGGTCGATCAGCGGGCGTCGTTCGCCCCGCAGATCGCAGCCATCGACCCTGACGCCGGATTCGCGTTCGATCAGGGCATCCAGCGCCAGCAGCAGACGATGCAGGCCGAGAGCGAGCGCCGGCTGGGCAACATGGCGAAGCTGCTGTCCGTCGCGCCCACAGAGGCTCGCGGTAGCCTCTGGGCGCGCATCCGCCCCGGCTTGCAGCAGATGGGCTTCGAAGCCCCCGAGCAGTGGGACGACTCTTTGCTGCCGGTTGTGCAGCAGTTGGGCGGCGGCGTCCCGCGTGACGAGACTCGCCCGATGGTTGTCGCCCCGGGCTCCGTCCTTGCCGGCCCGAATGGCGAGGTGCTGTTCCGCAACGAGTTCAAGCCCGAGGCCCCGGATCGCGGGCAGATCGTCAACGTCCCGGTGCCTGGCGGAACGCAGGCGATGGTTTGGCGAAACGGCCAACTTGAGCCCCTTGGCGGCGGACAGGCCCCGATGGGCCAGCCGGCAATGAGCGCGCCGCCCGCCGCGCCGACTGGGGCGTCCCCAAAGATGGACGCCATCATGGCTCGCGCGAACGAAATGAGCCGTTCTGGCGTGCGCCCCGAAATCATCAACCGCTTCATCGCGTCCGAGTCTCAGCGCCTTGGCGTCGAGCTTAATGGCGGCGAAGCTGTCGGCGGCATGGTCCCCACTGGCGGGCCTTCGCCCCAGCCGCCCGCTCCCGGCGGCGGCCTTGGCTTCCGCCCTGACTCCAACGAGCGACTTGCTACGTCAGACGAAAAGCGCCTGTACGGCTACGGCGAGAACGATATTGTCGCCATCGACGCCAACGGCTTGCCGAAGCCGATCCGCGTGGCCGAGGCCCCCGGCGCGAAGCCGGTAGGGGCTGAGGCGGCGAACAAGGTTTCGCTGTACGACAACGCTCTCCGGGCAGCTCGTCAGTGGCAGTCGCTAGTCGTGAATCCCGATGGGAGCTTCAACGACATTGCATCTCGCACTCCGCAGGCTCAGGCGCTTTTGAATCAGGCGCTGCGCGCAAAGCTTCGCGCGGAATCCGGGGCAAGCATTTCGCCGGAGGAAATCGAAGGCGAAACTGCGCGTTATCGAGGCGGGCTGCTGTCTTCCGATTCGACCGCCGTCCAGCAGGCGAACGCCCTGATTCAAGACCTGATCAACCAGCGATCCGCGCTTGATCCGGCGAACCAGATTCAGCCTGCGATCTCGGGCAGCGCTCCCGGCCCCGCCGCTGCTGCCGCTTCGCCGCCAGCGCCTGGCGGCATCCGCATCCTCTCCGTTACCCCGGTAGGCCAGTAATGAGCGCAATGCAGCGCTACAAGTTCGAGTACGGCGGCAACGTCTACGAGGTCGAGGCCCCGGAAGGCACGAGCCCGGATCAGCTAATCGCCGCCGTCAGTCAGCCTCAGATCATCAGTCAGGCCCCGGCCCGCACCGCGCTTCAGCAGGTGGGCGACGAAATGAACTGGGCTGAGAAGGGCATCGTCGGCATCGGTCGAGGCATGACCGAGATCGGGCAGGGCGCTAAGCAGTTGGGGCTTCGCGCTGGCGGTCTTGTCGGCGCTGTCAGCCCCGAAGAAATCGCCGCCTACGATGCTCAGGTCAACGACGAGGCCGCGCTTTTTGAGGGCGGGCTTGGTGACTCGACGGCGGCAGGCTTTGGCCGATTCATTGGGCAGACTGCCGTGACGCTTCCCGTGGGCGGCGTCGGTGGCAGCTTCATCAAAGGCGGCGCAACCGGACTTGCGCAGATTGGCCGCGCCGCTGCTGTTGGCGCGGGTCAGGGCGCTTTCACTGGCGCTCTGAACCCCGTTGTCGGTGGCGGCGACTTCGCCACGGAAAAGGCGCAGCAGATCGGCCTTGGCGCAGCCCTTGGCGCTCCGCTTGGCGCGGCGGGGCAGGCTGTTGTTCGCGGGCTTCAAGGCGCGGTCAATGCGCCTGCCAATGTCGGCAACTTCCTTGCCGACACTCTGTCCCCGCAGAGCCCCGCGCAGATTCAGATTGCCATTGACGCAGCCGCAGCGCGAGGCGATGACGCTGCTGTCGAAGCGCTGATTCCGGCATTGCAGCGAGCGCAGGAGCGCACCGCGCAGAACGTCGGCTCTATCCAGTCCGTGTTGACTGGATCGAACGCGCAGCGGCGCGTTGGCGAGCGCGTCTCGCAACAGTCGGGCATCACCCTTTCGCCCGCGCAGGCTTCGGGCAGCAAAACGGCGACGATGGTTGAAAACCTCGCCCGCCAGTCTGTTTTTACTCGTGAGCGAATGTTCCTCGGGGATCAGAAGCGGGCGCGGCAGATGATCAACGCTGTGCGTCAGTTTGGTCGCCAGCTTTCGCAGAATGAAACCTCACCAGCCGTCTTTGCCGAGCGTCTACAGTCCACCGTTCGCGGCATGGTCACTGACCTGTCAAAGCGTCGTACGGAGGTTGCAGGGGGGGCATACCGCGCCATCACTCAGGCAACGCAGGGACAGCCGCTGGTCTCCACGAACAACACGCTGGACGAGGTTGCAAAGCTGCTCAGTGATTTTGGCGACCTTTCGTCCGCAGACGGCAAGAAGATTTCGGCGTGGGCCAATGATTTCTTCGATCGACTGAAGGGCGACGGCAGCATCACGCCAGACCGTGCCATCCGCGAGCTTCAGGCATGGACGGAGGCTGGCCGCGCAGGCGAGGGCTTGTTTGAGGGCGTGACCAACCGAAGCACGGCCAAGACCGCAGCGAACCGCCTTGCAGCGGCCATGATGCGAGACCTTGACGAGGCGGCAGACGCTAGCGGCGGCACTGTTGGCGAGTCGCTGAGGAAAGCCAACGATCTGTGGCGGCAGTATTCCGGCGAAATTGACACGCTTCAGGCGTCTGCGCTTGGCCGCATCATCGGTGACGACATGGTGGGCGAACTGAGCGGAACGACGTTTAATACCGTCTCGCCAGAGGCAGTCGTTCGCAGGCTCGACGGGCTTGCCGCTTCCGAGCTTGGCATCGTCAAAGACTACTTGCAGAAGGTGAACCCGCAACTGTGGGGCGAATACCAGCGCCTTACGGTAGAGCGGGCGATGCAGGCAGCGCGGGCCTCTGCGCCGAGCATGGGCGGGCGTCCTGCGGCAATCAATCCTGGCGCTTTCGTTCGTCAGCTTGAGGGCAGCAGCGGCAATCAAGCGGTCAACTCGCAGGCCCGATTGCGCGTGCTGTTTGATGACAACCAGCAGCTCGCATCAATCCTTGAGGCATCGCGCCGGATGGCGGACTCGACAGGGACGAACTTCAGCGGCACGGCCCCGGCTCAGGAGGCCTTGACGATGGCGCAGCGGCTTTCTCAGGTCGGAACTCAGGCCGCTGGCGGCTTGGCAAACCTTGCAGGCCTTCGCGTTGTGGCGACTCAGAGCGTTCCGGGCGCGGCTCGCGTCCCGCTTCGGGTTCGTGAACTTTCTCCGAATGCTCTTGGCCGAATTGCCGCCGTCAACACTGCCGCAGCAGGCGCTGTCGCGGCCCAAGACCCGCTGGAGATCAGCGTCAGGGGCGGAACCCGCGTGTCTGTCGAGGAGGCCGGGCGTGACCAGCGCGAGTTTCTGGAATGGAAGCGTCAGCGGCAGCAGGGCCAACGTTAGGAATGCCCGGCAAGACCTTCGCGTAAAGGACGCGCTTTAGCCAAGCGGGGGCGTGGCGGTCGATCAACGACTCCGCGCCCATGAAAAGCAGGCCGATAAAGGTCGTCAGGATGAAAACGCCAAGCATCCCGCCCGCAATGATGGCCGGGTCGCCCTTGCCAACGTTTACAGCCGCAGCGCCACCGAGAACCAGCGTCGTCGGCACCGAGTAAAGCAGCACCCGCTTCCAAGCCTTCATGCCCACCTCCCAGCCCCGCCCTGTGCGGGGCTTCTGCTTTTCGGAGCATACATGACCTTCCAGTTCTACAACCCCGCCCCGGTCCTCTGGGAGCTTAACGCCCTCGCCCCTGCGGCTGGCGGCTCCGTCCAGTTCTACGCCATCGGCACGACGACGCCCAAGACCACGTGGGCGGACTTCGCCAAGACCATCCCCAACGCCAACCCTGTCACCCTCGACAGCGCGGGCCGTCCCAACGTTCCCCTGTGGCTTGACGGCGATTACAGCGTGACCATCCGCGACTCGGACGGAATCACGATTGACACGTTCGACCTCCGCGACCCTGCCACGGGCGGAACGACCATTCCGCCGCTTGTCTCGGGCCGGTTCCTCACGAACAACGGCACCAGCCTTTCGTGGGCGACGATCCGCCAGCTTCCCGACCCGACGGGGCAGGCGGGCAAGGTCGTTACGACGGACGGGGCGAACTTCCTGTTCACGAACCTGCCGACCCCTCCGGCGCTGCCGGTTGACGTAACGGCCAACGGAATCAGCATTGGCGACGGAACCGAGCGCCTGCGGATCATTTGCGGCACGGACACCGCGCCATCATCCGGCACAAACCAGACAACCAAGGCGATCACGTTCGGCGTGACGTTCCTAACCCCGCCGATTTGGATCGACGTAAAGGTTAACAAGGTGCCGATTTCCGGCATTGCCCTTGTCGCCACCGCGATCACGAACATCACGACTACGGGCTGCACGGCGACATTCGACACCGCCGACCGGCACTTCGCAGGCAACGCGGAAAACTACATCAACGCCTCGTTCCCGTTTACGTGGATCGCTATCGGGGCGGTTAGTCCGTGACGACTAGCAGCATTCCCCGCCCCGCCCAGCCCATCGCGGGTGGGATGGCGGTAGACGCGACCTGGTATCGCTGGCTGCGCGAACTCGACCGCGAGGCGCGCGACACCGGCACGGATTTGGCGGCAGAGATTGAGGCCATCGCCCGCAAGCTGGGAAGTCCAGACGGGACGATTGACGGCATCCCTGAGTCTGCCGGTATGTCGGTCGCTGCGCCCATCACGCTCACCGATGGCCGCATCAGCCTTGCGCCGGTTGTCGCTGGCACGGATGGCGCGCTGTTTGGCATCAGCACAGACCAGTGGGGCCGCGTCATCGGGCTGCGGCCTGTCGTCGCTGGCGCGGGCGTTGTCATTGATGACACGACCGACCCCGAACAAATCGAGATAAGCGCGAGCGCGTCCACCGTGACGAACCGAATCACTACGGACGGCGACTTCCGCCGCACGACACAGAATGACTTGAGGATCATCACCTAATGGCCGTTGTTCGCATTTCAGACCTCACCGCAGCGACTACGCCGCTTGCTGGAACTGAGATTGTCGAGATTGAGCAGGGCGGCAACAGTCGTCGCTGCACCATCGCACAGATCACCGCAGGCGGGCTATCAAACCCCATGACAACGGCGGGCGACTTGATCCGTGGAGACACGGGCGGAGCGCCTGCGCGGCTGCCTATCGGCACAAGCGGCCAAGTGCTTACTGTCGTTTCTGGCGCCCCGGAATGGCAGACGCCATCGGGCGGCGGATCGCTAAATGTGCAGGACGAGGGCTCAACTGTCGTCACGGGCGCAACGGCAATCAACTTCGTCGGCGCTGGCGTCACGGCAACCGCAAGCGGATCGGTCGCAACGGTCACGATTCCGGGTGGCGGCTCCACTCTCCCCGACTCGCTAGCAGAGATTGCTTCGACATGGGACGCTTTTTGGCTTGCCGTTCCCGGTGCATCTGCTGGCTCTGTTTTCGGCATCGCTGCGCCAACTTTTGTTGGTGCTCCCGGGTCAATGACCCCAAGCAGCACGAACAACTTCACCGCAACGCCGCATATTCCCTACACCGTGGCGACCGCAGCAACAAACGCTATTTCTTCCGTTCGCCATAGCTTTGACATTGTTTCCCGGCATAGCGGGTTCCGATTCAGCACAACATTTGGCATTGACTTTGGCGGCGACACGGCCTCGCACCGGCTTTTTGTCGGACTCCGCGCGCTTCAAAGTTCAGCAACCGATGTTGAGCCCTCGACCATCGTCAACGGGTTTGGGATCGGCTACGACTCAGACGATACGCAGTTCCAAGTCATCCACAACGACGCCAGCGGAACGGCGACCAAGGTCGCGCTTGGCGCGTCTTTCCCGAAGCCAACAGCCAGCCGGGACGCGATCTGGCGGCTTGACCTTTGGGGGTCGAGCGACACATCCGTCATCAACTACAGGTTCAAGAACGTTGAGACGGGCGCTGTCGCAACCGGGACGATTACCACAGACATTCCAGCCGTAACGGTCAGCCTCAACTGCAACTCCTACATGTCAGCGGGCGGAACATCGACTCGCGTCGGGATTGCATGGGCGCGGATGGCATACGGAAAGCCGAGCTGATGAGAGTCTCGATGAAAGTCCTCGCCTTCCTCCGCAAGCACATCGAGATCATCGGAATCGTCCCGGCGCTGCTCGGCCTGCTTTCCCTTGCGTGGCTCGCCACCTGGTATCGCGGCCTGCCCGCGATCGAGGTCGGGCCGATCCTTTGTTTGGATGAAGCATGACCGACCACTACCAGCACCACGAATCCGCCGCAGTCATCGCCGGAAAACTATCCCCATCAATCGGAGTCGCCGGAGTGACGCTTGCGGGCGTGCAGTTACAAGAGTGGGTCTTGATCCTGACGATCATCTACACGCTTCTCATGATTGGCGAAAAGCTGTGGAAGTGGCTCAAGGCATGGGGGGGCGAACGTGACGCAACAGACGACTAACCCGCCCGGACGCACCCCCATCCTCGCCGCCTTTTTGGGCGGCGTTCTCGTTCTAGGGGGCGCTGGAACGTGGACACTCGTAGACCGCTGGGAAAGCGGCGGGCGTGTCCACCTCACGGTGTACGCCGACCGCTTGGCCGGTGGCCTGCCTACGGTGTGCTCCGGCCTGACGCGCCATGTGACCTCCACTCCGATTGTCGTGGGCGAGCTGTGGACGCTGGAACGGTGCCAGGCCGAAGAACAATCCGCGATGATCCGCGTCCAGCGACAGCTTCTACGCTGTTTCACTCGTTTACCGCCACAGCCTGTATTCGATGCCGCCTCATCCCACGCTTGGAACGTCAGCGCGCCGAATACGTGCAGCAGCGCCGCCATGCGTCACTGGAACGCGGGACAGTGGCAGCAGGGCTGCGAGCGCATGGCCCGCGACAATGCAGGCCGTCCGGTGTGGTCTAGCGTCCGCACGGGTCGCACGCTGGCGAACGGTCAGCCCGAATTCCAGTTCGTGCAAGGGCTGTTCAATCGCCGCCAAGACGAGGTGCGCTGGTGCCTCACGGGGGCGCGATGAACTCCGTCGTTTTCCTCTCCGAAGTCGTCGGCAACAAGGGCCGCAAGCCTGCCGCCAACGGCATCTATTTCGTCGCCTACGCATCCGACAGTGACGGGAGCCTGCGCCCGATGCTGCTGACCCAGCGCGACTTGGACCGCGCCCTAGCCCGCGCTGACGCCAACCGCGAGGACTGCCCACCGCCGTCCTTGCTGACCCGCCTCCTGCACTGGATCAAACATGCTTGAAGCCATCCTCGCCAGAATCGGCACCATCGGCGCATTAGCAATCCTGCTAACGGCGTCCGTCGTCCTGAATGCATGGCAGTTCAACCGCTCCGGCAAGGCTGATGCGCGGTGCGCAGCACGCATCGCGGAAATGGTGGCCGACGTTGACCGCGTGACCGCCGCCCGTGAAGTGAAGGCGCTAGACATTGCCCGCGAAACGACCGACAGGGCGGAAGCCGCGTCGGCTGAAATCCAGACAGAGACGATCAAGTATGTTGACCGCATCCGCACCGTTGAAATCCGCGTTCCTGCTGAGTGCGACGGCCCTATGCCTGACCGCGTGCAAGACACCCTCACCGACGCTGCCCGAGCCGCCGATAGTCGCGTGCGAGCAAGGTAAGACCGGCGCAGTTCCCGCCCCGCCCATCGCCACGCGCTCCCAGTGGCTACAGGACGGCCCCGCATGGGCCGCTGGCGTGCTTGGATTGCTCAGGGAGGAGCGGGCGCTTAGGGCTGCGGAGCATGATTGTCTGAGCCGCCTACGGTCGCAGAGCGTCATCCGCTGACACTAAAGCAAGCTTTTTCAGTGTCGCTTAGCGTTCAAGCGGGCTTGCATGTGAGCCCTCGGGTGGCGTAACGGCTTACAGTTGCCCCCCCCGGTTTCTACACCAAGGCCCGCTGAGAGCCGCGCCGTTACTGCCTTGTATGGTGCCGGGCGTGGAACCCGTACCTATGTCCTAACCCGTCCCATCCTGTCCTAAGTCCTCGTTTCTTATAGGGCTGGCCTGCCATCCTGTCGTGCCTTGTGCGATCCTTTCGCACCTTGCTACACCGGATTTGCACCAATGGGCACGATCACAAGGCGCGGGAAAAGCTGGCGGGCGCAAGTCTGCGTTGACTACCGCAGGGCATCGGCCACCTTCCCGACGAAAGCGGCTGCGGCGGCTTGGATCGTCCAGCAAGAGGCCGAATTTACCGGCACGGCCACCGGCCACACCTTCGCGCAGGCGTGCGACCGGTTCGCACGGGAAGTGTCACCAAAGCGCCGGGGCGAGCGCTGGGAGCGCCTCCGGCTCAACAAGTGGGGCAAGGGGCCGCTTGGCCTGCGTCCGCTTGCTAGGCTCTCTCCGGCCGATCTAGGGGCATGGCGTGACGCACGCTTGGCGGAAGTCAGCCCGGGGACGGTGCGCCGCGAAATGGGGCTAATGGTGGACGTATTCACCATTGCGCGCAGGGAGTGGGGCTGGATAAAGACTAGCCCGATGCCGGATGTTCGCAGGCCACCGAATCCACCGGCTAGGCGTCGCCGGATCACGGACGACGAAATCGCGGCAATGTCCGCCGCCCTTGGCGTCTCGGAGACGCTTCACACCTTCACCGTGACGAACCGTATCGGGCTGGCGTTCCTGTTCGCGCTGGAAACCGCGATGCGCTCCGGCGAGGTTCTAGGGCTGCACTGGAAGGACGTCAACGTGCAAACCCGCGTGGCGACTCTGCCCCGGACAAAGAACGGCGACCGGCGCGAGGTTCCGCTATCCCTTCGGGCGCTGGAAATCCTCGCTGCCTTGCCCCGTGAGGATGGCCCCTGCTTCGGGGTCAATGCCTCGCAACGTGATGCCCTGTTCAGAAAGGCCCGCAACCGTGCGGGCTTGTCGGGCTTCACCTTTCACGATACCCGCGCCACCGCCATATGGCGGCTGTCTAAGAAGCTGGACGTTCTACAGCTTGCGCGCATGATCGGACACCGCGACATAAATTCACTCAG